CAGCGTCCGGCCCTCCAGGTAAGGCATCACCACATAGTGCGGAGACCGGCGGACCCGCGCGGAGAGGATGCACGTCAGGTTGGGGTGGGTCACTTCCCGCGCTGCCGGCCTGGTGGGGTGGGTCGTGGTCGGCGGTGGGGGCGGGTCCGTTCGCGGGTGGGTGGCAGTTCGTGCCCGCGCAGGGTCGGTTGTTTTAGGCCAGTGGTGACACAAGGAAGGAGCATCATGCAAAGAACACGAGAAGCACAGAGAGTGATCAGCACACTGTCGCGGTATTACTCCAACGCCGCACTAGCGCCAGTCATCGAACTAGCAGAGAAGATCGCACAGAAACGCGGTGCGCCACGGTTAGGATACAATCACATCGACACCGCACTGGAACAACTCAGCCGGGGTGAGCACCACAGAAAGGAGGAGCCTATCGAATCCTAATTGCGCCCCCAAAAAGCAGCCCGCCCGGAACGCGATCACGTTCGGGCGGGCCAAGTCCACAGAAAGGAGCCTTCCCGATGGACAAGAACATTGTATCACAAACCCAGAACGTTAACAAGCCGCTTCACTGCTTTGAGTGTGGCGCTCCCGTGGATGGCGTCTCCTGTTACCTGGAATTCCTCAGCCCGCAGGCTATCCCCAACAACGTTGACCCCTGGGGCAAGTACATCTGGTATCTCAAGCTCTCCGACTCGTGCCGGGATGCGGGCCACCGCTCGCGCGTCATTCGTCTCGGTGATGTCATTGCACAGCTAGGCGCGCGGGAGAAGGCCGTCACAGTTGAGCAGATCAGAGAGGAACTAGCCCAACTGGCCGCCCTGCCAGAGAGCCAGAGCAGCAAGCCAGACCCCACCGAGCGTATTGTGTACCAGCTGGTGGCCGGGCAGATCACGCCGGATGCCGCCATTGCGGAGATTCGGGAGCTTGTGCGTCTTGGCGTGGTCGGGGCGTTGTTGCCGGGCGGAGCGGAGGGATGGGAGGAGTGCCAGCTGTGCGGGGTGCATCACGACCCACTCGAACGCTGCCAGGGATTCGAGCGCGATCCAGCGGAATGGGCATGGGAGAGGTGAGACAATGACCGAGCCACGCCGAGCAGTCATCGAGTATTTGTTTCGTGGTTACTCAGAGCCAGGCGAGTACGAAGCTTTTGGCATAGAGGCGCGGGTGATGTCCGCCACTGGCGTACACGTGAGCGACACAGACCTACAGGCCATCCGTGCCACGCTAGCCGACCTGGGATTGACCATGCACGGTACGCAGCAACTCAAAACCCACCACATGGCCCGGTATAATCCCCGTTGGCGCGAGGTCTGGACGGAGGTCAAACAATGAGTAATCTCAGTCCGTCTCAAATGGTCAACGTCGCCTATCGCCGCAACATCCGAGAGCAAACCGAGAGGATGACCAAGGGCCCGCACCTGTCGAACGACGGTCATACGCTCGTTATACCCTCCGAGTGGTACAGAGAGGACGCGGCAGAGTTTTGGCGCTCGGTCGGTTTTCGTTGGGACCGGGAGACCAGAACTTGGCAGCGTGACACCCGCGCAGAGTTGAACGGCCGGCGTCACTGCGCCGCCACGTGGCTGGAGCGAACCCGCCACAAGTTTTATTGGGAGTTCTGGCCGGAGCTACTCGGCTATTGTCGCGAATGTCACTGCCGCTTCACACCCGACGACCGCGCCGATCAACTACACTGCCCGAAGCACGATCAAGACCTAATCAGAGCCAGACAGACTGGCAAAGGAGAAAAATGAAAGTCAGCGAATTGTTCCCGCGCAAATACGCGGTAGGAGCAGACCTGGAAGGCAAACCCGTAACCCTCACCATCAGCCGCGTGGTCATCGAGACCATGCGCCCGAATCCCCAGGCCGACGACCAGAGAAAAGCCGTGATCTACTTCAAAGGAGCCACGAAGGGGATTATTCTATCGTCGAAGAAACTCGCCTATCAAATCGCCGAAATCGCAGGCACGGAAGAGATGAACGACTGGCCTGGTACTCAAGTCGTGCTGTACCCCGTGCCAATGCAAGTGGCCGGAAAAGACCGTATCGCCATCCGTGCCCGCGCACCGGAGCCGAGGCCGGAGCCAGCGCCCGCCAGTCTCCAGGAGGATGAGGCGCGGACGGAACGAATCATAGACCCGGAGACGGGCGAGATTTTAGAGGATGGTGCAGAATGAGACACTCCAGAAAGATGCAGAAGCAGATCGAGAGAATGGCACAGGCCCGAGGGATTGACCTGACGGCCCCAGGCGCACACTTCCGGGTGGAGTCCGGCTGCTTTATGCCCCTGGTCGTGGAAAACATCGGAGCCGACCAGATCAGCGTCACCCACTATTACGAGCAGAACGGCGACCTGTGCCAAGACCCGGAAATCGTGTTCGTCGTCATCGGCGGCGAGTGGTTCCCAGTCGAGTGGACGACGCCGCCGGTGATGTTGGGCAGTCGAGTCCTGGGAGGGTACAAGCGGTATGCAGAACGCACCGAGGACGGCTGGCAGTACAATCGCCGGGGACAGAGGGAGCTCGCGATCTTTGCCAATCACTGGGCGGACAATCTCCGCGCTCAGGGTTTCGCCTGAGTCAACCAATGGTGACACGGCTTCCCAGGGATCATCGAGGCCGTGTCACCACCACACACAGAAAGGAGCTAGACAAATGAACAACCTGGAACAAGCCAAAAACATCGCTTCACAACTCTTCGCCGCCATAGACGCCCGCCTCGACCAGTACTGGCACGAGCGCAACGTCCGCGACAGTCTCGCCGGCCGCACCTGCACCGGAACCGTGCACTGGCGAGACAGCAACGGCAGCGGGAAAACGCCGAAAATGTACGCGATTCACGGAGTTGACCAGCCCTGCCCCATCCACGGCGAGCCAGAGCCAGGCGGCCGCTTGCGCGTCTACGTTGGCACGGACAAGGCCAGGCAACAAGAGACGCTCGAAGCGATGGAGCGCGAGCAAGACTTGCAAGACACGCTTACCCGCCTCAAGGCGATGGAGTACGCTCTTGACCGCGCCTATAGGGAAATCGCAGACGCGGCCCTTGCCCTTGGCCTGGACACGGACGCCGAGGGCGACGATCTGAGCCTGAATGCAAGTTGGCCGGAGCGGGCGCGTCCGCATTGGTGGTGACAGAACCGCGCGAGATCGTCAAGCTGGAGAAAGAATTTTGTCACCACAATGACCACACCGCCCAGGAGGACCGGACGGGCGGTGTGGTCACTTCCAAAGCCCGTCGCGGCCCCGCGCAGCGTGTGCCTACGCTCCGCTTGCCTGTCGCCGTCGCCTGCCAACCCACGCCCCTTACCCCGTCCTCAAAGTCGCAGCCCCGCTCAAAGTCGCACTAACCCCAACTCTCACACCCGCAGCGAGGGCGGGGCGGGGTGGCAGCTAGGCGAACAGGCTGCGCTCCGACTCCGGCGCACCCTGCGCAAACGGGGCCGAACCCGCAGCCTGCGGCCCTCAGAAGGTCCGCAGCCTGCTATGCCCGGTGTAAAGTGCGGGGAAGCCGAGCCGATCCCACAGCGCCGGGGCGGCCAGCCTCCGCTACACTCCGCTCCGCTGCCCGCCAAGGCCCAGGCCCGCCCCGCTTGCGCCCCTGCTCAGAAGCAGCGGCGCAAAACAGCGGGCCGCAGTCGCTGCGCTCCTGTACGGCCTGCGCCCTGCCGGGTTGCGCTCCGCTCCGTTTCGCTACGGCGGCGCCCACGGCTTACGTGGTGACAGAGTTCTATGATCACGCGCATCGATCGCCGTTTTGTCACCATCAACCCCGCCCCATCTCTAGCAATTCTGTGACCCTCACCTCTTGCAAACCCCGAACATCTGTGCTAAAATAAAACAAATCGAATAGTCGCCTTCTTGGGGGATTATTACGTGAGACTTGGCAAACCGCTGCGAGAAGGCGACACCGACCATCCAGGGGTGGATGAGCTATCGCTCCCACCCCTTTTCACGTACAGGGCCGAGCCGGGCGGGGGGTTTCCCACCCCGGCCCCCCGCCTAGCAAGGCAAGGAGCGACTTATGAACCTCAGACTTTTATACCGCGCAGCCTTCACCGCAGCCTCTCATTTCGTGCCACAACTACAGAGCGATGGGCCAAAAGTGCAGCAAGATCAAGGACGACGGGACCAAGTGCAAAGCTTGGGCGGTGAGGACCAGCAACCCGCCCCTGTGCTCGGCACACGGCGGGGGGAAAGCCCCGGTCGGCGCTCCCCGGAATAACACCAACGCCAAGACCCACGGCGCTTACAGCGGCGAGCTTCCCTCAGACCTCGACGCTAGAATCTCTGACCTCGACACCCGCGTTCAACAACTTGCCCGCTACATAGACACCAACCTTACGGACCTTACCCCAGAGCAGTACATCACCCTATTCAACCTACAAGGCTCGCTTACCTCTCGCCTCGGCCGCCTGATGCGCGACCGCCAGACCGTCACCGGAGACGTGGACGAACTCGACGAGGCGATCAAGGAAGCGCTGCACGTTGCCGGGCAGATTCTAGGCACCGATTTGGGAGGCGTGACATCACCCAAAAAAAGCACCTTACCAATCTCAGCCCCTTGACCCGCGCTATAGTCGGCTGGCTCACTGACCTGAGCAACTTTTCTCAACTGGTCACAGCCGTTCCGCTGCGCTCCTACCAACTCGAAGCCGGCCGCGCCATCCTGGACAGCATCCTCAACAATCGCGGAGACACGTTCGCGGTGATGATGTCCCGCCAGGCTGGCAAAAACGAACTGGCGGCCCAGTTGGAAGCCTACTTGCTCAATCTGTACCAGGGCAAGGGCGGCCAGATCGTCAAGGCCAGCCCAACATTCAAGCCCCAGACCATCAACTCAATTATGCGCCTGACCGACCGGCTAACCAACCGCTGGAACAAGGGCAGATGGAGAAAGCGCGAGGGGTACATAGTCGAGTTAAAGCAAGCCCGCTGCCTGTTCTTCAGCGCCGATCCCAGCGCAAACGTAGTAGGAGCCACCGCCAACCTGCTCTTGGAATGTGACGAAGCTCAGGAGGTCCTTGCCGCCAAGTGGAACAAGGAATTCAGGCCCATGGCCGCCGCAACCAACGCCACCACCTGTTTGTGGGGCACGGCCTGGACCTCGCAGACTCTGCTAGCAACCACCATCAAACACCTACAGCGCCAGGAGCAGAAAGACGGACGGCGCCGCGTTTTCAAATACGACGCCGACGTGGTGAGCGCCGAGATCCCCCACTATGGCCGTTTTGTTCAATCAGAGATAGACCGCCTGGGACGCAATCACCCGCTCATCCGCACTCAGTACTTTTTGGAGGAGATAGACGCCCAGGGCGGCTTGTTCCCAGAGATGCGCCGCGCACTGATGCGCGGCGATCACCAACGCCGCCACGAGCCGGAGCCGGGCAAGCGGTACGCCCTGCTGATAGACGTAGCCGGAGAGGACGAGGCCGCAGGGGACACGCTCACCCGGCAGATGCTACAGAACAAGAAGCGGGACTCTACCGCCCTCACCGTCGTGGAAGTAGAAACCGAGTACGGCCAGCTCCCGCGCTACCGCGCGGTCGACCGCCGCCTGTGGATTGGAAGCAAACACACCGCGCTCTACGAGCAGCTTTTGACACTGGCCGCACATTGGAACGCGGTTTGGATTGTGATAGACGCCACCGGCATTGGAGCCGGGGTAGCGTCCTTCTTGTGTAAGGCGCTCGGTGAAAGAGTGCTACCTATCGTGTTCTCGCCCAAGGTCAAGTCCGATCTTGGCTGGAACTTTGTCGGAATCGTGGAGACGGGCCGCTACAGGGACTATGTGCAGGACGACAAGCCGGAGACGCGCCAGTTCTGGCACGAGGTCGAGGCGTGTCAGTACGAAGTCCGGGAAGGCCCAGGCCAAGCAATGCGGTGGGGAGTATGGGACACCACGGTAGCCTACGATGGAGTAATCGCCCACGGTCACGACGACACGCTCATCAGCGCCGCCTTGACCGCCATCCTGGATCAACAAGACTGGCCCGGCACCGGAGCCAGCGCCACTGTGGAACGGCCCGACGTACTGGCCGAGATCGACGCCGGTGAGTGGTGACAAATCACGGCCAGGCTGGAGCAACTTTCGTCACCACCAAATATGACAGAAGGTGTCAGGATAGTGACGCTTCTCGACATAACCATTCTAGTCGGTAGTAAAATGGCGACAAAAACCAGCTCCGGAGAGATCTATACTGTCTCCACAACTCATAGGACAAGCCTATGCCTACCATACGCGAACGCATTGTAAACTACCTTTTCGGCGACCTAATCGCGGCCCAGGCTAAAGCCCAGGCCGCCGCCGTCACCGTCCGCGTGGACGATTCCAGCGGGTGGAATTCGCTCTCCGCAGGCCCGACAGACCGGCCCTGGTCCGAGCGCTTTGACGATTTGAACGACGCCCTGGAAGCGTGGCGCAAGAACTTTTTCGCCCGTCGCATCGTCACCCTCACCCGCTCTTACGTCGTAGGCAACGGCATCACCATCAGCAGCAAAGACCCCGACGTGGAGGAGTTCATCAAGGCCTTCTTCAATCATCCCCAAAACCACATCCCTACCCGCCTTGGTGAGATGTGCAACGAATTGACCCGCTCCGGTGAAATCTTTCCCGTCCTGTTCACCAACCGCGCCGATGGTATGAGCTACGTCCGTTTCGTGCCCGCCTCCCGCATCATCGAGATCGAGACCGCCCCCGACGACTACGAGACCGAGCTAAGCTACTCCCAGGCCACAGACAGCGCCGAGCCGAAAAAGTGGATAGGCCCAGGCCACAAATCCGCCTTAAAACGCGCCAGGGGCGGCACTGGGGGGCGATTGCTCCCCCTCATGCTGCACTTTGCGGTGAATCGGCCCATCGGGGCCACCAGGGGCGAGGGCGATCTGGGCCCCATTCTCCCCTGGTGCAAGCGGTACTCGGAATGGCTCAAGGACCGGGTGCGGCTCAATCGAGTGCGCACCAAGCAAGCCCTGCTCGACCTGGAAGTCGCAGACGACACCAAAGTCGAGGAGAAACGGCAGCAACTGCGCACCTCCAACCCGCTCGAATCCGGCATCTACGTCCACGGCACCGGCGAAAAGTTGAGCGTCCACGGCCTGAAAATCGAGGCCGCAGACGCCAAGGACGACGGGCGCGCCTTGCGCTTGGCCGTCGCCAGCGGCGCAAACGTCGGCTTGCACTATCTGGGTGAGGGCGAGGCCGTAAACTATGCCACCGCAAGAGAGATGGGCGAGCCAACCGCCCGCTTCTACACCGAGCGCCAGGGAGAGCTAAAGACCTTCCTCTGCCAACTCGTAGAGGTCGCCTACCAGCGCCGAGCAGCGGCGTTAGGTCACTCCGTGCCGCTTGACTTTCAACTGACCGCCACAGCCGCCGAGGTAGCCCGCGCCGACAATGAATCTCTAGCCAAAGCCGCCAAAACCATCGTCGAAGCCCTGGTCCAGATGCGTGAGGCCGGCTGGATTGACGACCAGACGGCCATTCAAATGGCCTTCAAGTTCGCAGGCGAGCCGCTGGGCGAGGAAGCCGTGGCCCGCCTGCTGAAAAAGGAGTAAGACTATGCCTCAAATGCCCCCCATCGATATTGTTTCTCAGAAAAACTTGCCCGACAGCCTGCACCTTGGACACGTTCTTTTGCAGCCCGCCACCCGCCGCACCATCTCGGGCCGACGTGAGTACGAGTGCGTCTTTATGCAGCCTGGGCACGTGAAAAGGGAGGATCAAGAGCCTAGTAACTGGCTGATCCCCGCCCAAGCAATCCAAGCCGCCGCCCAAATATTTGACTCTATCGCCTCTTACCTCGACCATCCTGAACTGTTCGGCTTTGGCTGGCGGCAGCCGCCCTCGGTCAAAGACCTGGTCGGCGTGACCTTCAATCCACGTTGGAGCGAGGAGGAGCAAGCCCTGCTGGGCGGTATCCGTCTGTACGACGAGGAACCGGGCAGCCCCGGCGCTTTCGTCGGCGCATTGCTCGACCAGATACTTGCCGACAAAGACAAGGGCCTCGAGGTGCCACAGATGGGCCTCTCTGCCGTCGTCTTTCACGAAAGCGCCCAAGACGACGAGACCGGCCTGCTCACCACTACCGCTTTCACATACGCCCAATCGGTTGACTTTGTGTACGACGCTGGCGCTCACGGCTACGTGCGCGCCGCGTTGAGCGCGGCCGGCTGGAACGACCAGCCCCGCCGCGTTTGGACTATAGGGGCACTGCCCCACACCCAAGGAGGTGCAAATATGCCACCCGAACCGAACGCAACACCGACCGGGGGCACACCGGACGTGCCCCAACCTGCCGCGCCCGCCAGCGATCCGCTGGCCGCTCTCGCCGCGCAGGTAGAAACCCTCGCCGCTCAAGTCGCGACGTTGGCCCCCCCGCCCGCGCCAGACCCCGAGCAAGCGCGGCTCGACGCCCTGCAGGAGGCGGTAGAACGACTCACCGCCACTATCGCCAGCCAGGAAGAGCCGCAGACCATCCAGGGAATGGGACAACCCACCCTGATGCACGCCCAGACCGGCCTAGATCAAGTGCAACTCGCGGTCGAGGCCATGCTCTCAGGCGTGCGCCCCCCGGACGGCATCCGTCCGCTTTCCGGTATCCGCGAGTTGTATCACCTGCTCTCCGGCGACTTCAATATGACCGGCCTGTTCCACGAGGAAAACGTCTACCTCGCCAACGTCACCTGCTCGACTATGGCGAACCTGGTAGCCGATGCCCTCAACAAACGGGTAGTCAACGAGTACGTCCAGTACCCCCGCTGGTGGGAGCCCATCGTCACCCCGGAGGACTTCACCAGCCTCCAGGACATCAAGTGGATCACCGTAGGCGGTGTAGGCGAACTGCCCACGGTGGCCGAGGGCGAGGCCTACTCTGAAATGACGTGGGACGACCTGCAGCAGAAGGATTCCTTCATCAAGAAAGGTGGCTACTTGGGGTTAACCCTGGAAGCCATCGACAAGGACGACACCCGCAAGATTGCCAACGCTCCCCGCGTCCTGGCCCAATCCGCGTGGCTGACTCTCTCCAAGTCCATCTCCGCGATCTTTACCGCCAACTCTGGGGTAGGGCCAAACATCTACTACGACGACTCGAACACCCGCGCCCTGTTCCACACCTCCAACGGCAACCTTGGCACGACCGCCTTTTCCTGGGCCGCCTGGGTAGCGACTCAAGTCGCGATGATGAAGCAGACCGAGCACAACAGCTCCGAGCGCCTGGGCGGTCTCACCGCTCCTTACTACTGCCTGGTGCCCATCGACCTGAAGGTGACCGCTTTGCAGAACTTTGCCAGCCAGGGCGAGCCAGGCACCGGCGACAACGACGAGAACCCCTTTGCACGCGGTAACGACCACGAGGCCCGAATGAGAGCCGCCAGCGAGCGCGTTATCGTCGTTCCGCTGTGGACCGACACCAACGACTGGGCAGCCGTCGCAGATCCCCGCCTATGGCCCACCATCGGCTTGGGGTTTCGCTTTGGCCGCACCCCAGAAATCTTCTCGGTCACCAGCCCCACAGCCGGCCTGATGTTCACCAACGACACCATGCCGGTCAAGGTGCGCTTCATCTACGCCACCGGGCCGATGGACTATCGCGGCCTGTACAAGCACAACGTCACGTAAGCAGATGGTGACACGGCAGAGCTGGACGTCGAGCGGCCGTGTCACCACTAACCATAGGAGGATAAGCAGATGTTGAACAAATTCCAAGTTGCCTTTCACGTGCCAGGCACCCTGAGTGCAAACCTGAATATCCGTTGGACTGCGCCATCGAACTGCGTCTTGCGCCACGTCTCCGCCGTCGCCTCCAATGACTCGGATGCCACTATGACCATCGGCACCAGCGCAGACACGGACGGCTTTCTCGCCTCCACGGTCATAGGTGACAGCGCCACGCCAACCGAGTTCGCCCTAGCCGACTTTGACGGGGCGCTACTGACCAACGCAGGTAAAGAGTTCCCGCGTATCTCGGACGGGGACGTGATCGTGGTCACCCTGGACTATGACGGCGACGGCGGCACGGCTTCAGCCGACGTGACCATCGTCTTGACCTTCGCCGAGGGTTAAGGCCCAAGCAAGGGAACCGAGTAGGGGGGAGCACACCCGCCCCGCTCCCCCCGAAAGGTTGATTTATGGTGACAATTACGGTCCGCCAGGCTGAGGAAATTGTCACCACCCAAGAAAGGAGCGTACTAT